GACCTGGAACGGCGCGGCAGTAAAAAGTAAAATGCTGGGCCAGACCACGGAGATCACCTACACGGACCCGGCCAGCGGAGAGGCGGACAGCCTGGATATTGCGATCCATGACAGGGACCGCCAATGGACGGTGGCCTGGATGCCTCTGGCGGGCGATACGCTGGAGGCCGCCATAAAACTTTCCGACTGGGAGCGGGAGGGCGACAACCGCGCCCTCCCCTGCGGGTTTTTCATCCTGGACAATTTTGAGTTTGCGGGCTGGCCCATTACCGGGACCATTTCCGCCGTGTCGGTGCCGGCGGACGGCGCTTTTCGGGAAACCGAGCGGACAAAGACCTGGGAAAAGGTGACCGTCCAGGAAATCGGTAAAGAGATCGCAAGCCGGGCGGGCATTGCCCTGGCCTGGGATGTGGAGGGAACCCCTTTCACGATCCAGTCCATTGAGCAGTCCGGGCAGACCGATTGTGATTTTTACATGGAGCTGTGCGACGCTTACGGCTATGCCATGAAAGTGTACGCCCAAAAAATCGTGGTATTTGACCGGGAGGCGTACAAGAAAAAGGACCCTGTGCTGACCATACGGGAAACCGATATGGAGAGCTGGAGCTGGAAAAAAACCCTGGCCGGGACCTACACCGGCGGGGAGTACACCTACACGGACCCGATCACCGAGGAGGAGATCAAGGCCACTGTGGGGACTGGCACACGGATCCTGAAACAATCCGGCAAGGCGGACAACCTGGCCGACGCAGAGCGGCGGATCCGGGCGGCGGTGGACAAGGCGAACCACGGCGCCACCACCCTGTCCGTGACCATGACAGGCAACGCCGCCCTGGTGGCCTCCCAGTGTGTCACTGTGGTGGGCCTGGGGCGCCTGTCTGGAAAGTATTACATAGACAGCATTACGCACCATGTCGGGGCGGGGTACACCATGGACCTGGAGCTGTCTCTGGTGGAAGCCATGAGCGAGGAAGTGATCAAAGACGCCACCGAGCGGCTGGCCGCCGTGGGCGTCATGGCCTCCCCGGAGTATTGGGTGGCCCATTACAAGGATGTGAAAAACCTGGACGGCCTGATCC